TGTGAGGCTGATCATCCTTTCTTTCAAGCGATCTATCAACTCGTTGTAAGCGCTCTTGAATCCGACTACTGAACTGAGCGCCAAGAAAAAAAAATCTTCCGCGTGGTATCCTTCACGATTCCAATCGTCAATTTTATCTTTTGCAAGCTCCATTGACCAGGTTGTCAAGTCCTCTCCTTCTCGCACTATGAATAGGGTACAAATGTAAAGGGCAATGCTGTTGCGTTCCTCAGAGGCCTGCAAAACGCCCTCATTGATGGCGTTCAGATGCAAGACCAAATCGGTAAAGGTATTGTCACCAGACACGACACCGTTGGCCAACTTTATTGCCTTTTGATTATTCTCGTACATCTTTTGGAATGTGGCATTGTAGCCCAACATCCCTGCAAATTTCTGATACTCATTGAATCTGCTGATGCTGATGCCTTCGTCTGCGGTTCGGATGGTGTACTTTACCTCATTGGCCTCAAATGTGGATTTGATTGACCCATCATCTCGCCTTGGTAGTCTTTTAATTGTTTCAGCCATTTTTTTCTTCGAGTAATATGGTTAAGAGAATGGAAAATGTCATGAGTATAAAGGTCTGCCGCAGGCTGAAGCCCGAGGCAAGCGAATAAACCAAAGCAAAAATACCTGCGTGACAGACCGAGCAGACCACCCATTTCCAAATCGGCCGCGTTAAAAAGTTGGGTCTAAATAGGCGTTCATCTTCCTCGCCTAAAGATAGGATACGCGCTACCAAATCGGGAAGAAAGTCAAGCACATGGCCGGGCTCTTGGAGGCGGACAAAGACAAAAGCCCATGAGCCTATGACCAGAGCAGTTGCGAGGAGGTATAAAAATAAGAATGCAGTCATGATAAATCAATGCAAGCAATAGGTGAGGAAATAGTTATCTCGTCAATGCAGTCAAGCTTGAGGCTCAGAAGTACCTCGAAGTCGAAAGCAAAGAAGTCGAATGGATAAAGGAGAAATCCGCTTTCATTGTCATATGTGTATCTGTCAAAGATGTTGGCGCTTTTGGGTTGAATGCCGATTGGCGTGATTGTGGCCATGGCTTTTGACAAAGGCGCGCTAAGTTGATATGTGCCTTCAATGTCACCAGCAAGTTGAAAAGCTATTCGTTCGGCCACATTGTACTCATTCTCAATTCCGAGTTTCTGCAAGTTCAGCCAACCAACCAAGCGCACGCGGCCACGGTGTTCCACCATGTGATCCTTGACCTTGCGCCTGTTGTTGGTCTGCATTCCATCAAGCTCCTCAAAGTAGAAGATGGATTTGTACTGGTCGTTCGGCACCAGGTCATGATATCGGCCCTGCTCCCAACATTGCAGCCCTGTGACCTGTGGGCTGATGGGGAAGGTCTGGCGGAGAACCATTCCCTCATCTACCTCATCAAAGCGAGTGACAGGCATGACAACGCCCCCGAATCTTTCGACATACGGCTTTGATGTGATGGCTGTCTTTATTTGGTCTATGATGGTGCGTATCATCGTATTCGGTTAAGTTTGTCAAGTGCTTTGTTCCTCCAAGTCTGAATGGCAAAGGCAAGTTCTGTATTGGATGGAATCAAGATGTTGCCGCGGTTCTTGAGTACTGAAAGCTTGTTCAGCTTCTCTTGATTCTCTCGGTCACGAGGCCGAACCACTACGACGGTATTAAATCGCCCCTCGCGTTGCACAAATGGGTTGATACTATTCCACAAGCGCCCTCTTCGTGTAAAGTCAACATAAGCAGTTTGGAATCCTGCTTTTCTTCGCTGAGTTGCGTACAGTCTTGAGTATGGCGCAAAAGTCACTCCTCGGAAGTTGGTTCCTGAGGTCTGAACCCTGCGCTTGACTTGAGCCAATACATCACCAGCCACACCGACAGCGCGTTCTGTCTTTGTGCTTCTAAGCTCGAGAAGTGTACGAGCAAACTGATTGACGTATTCCCCAAGTGTCATAGCTCAGCATTCATATGATTGGTAATCAATTCCACAGCCCGAGACCGTCACCTCTTTCAAGGTAGCCTCAAAGACTACCTTAGCCAGTCTGTTCGGCTGTGTAATTTCTGAGGCTGAAAGATTAATGACATCGAACTCCTGCCCGGTACTCAAGTCCTTCAGTTTTATGGTATCGTGATATCGCGCCAACCGAATCGCAAAGATGGAATCGTCCGACACGTTTGCAGCTTCAAAGCGAGTGATGAGAGACACCCGCGCAAAGATGTATTTCACAGAGCCAAAGCCATCTTCGACCGGCTGCTCTTCTGCTGTTACACTTGGCGTATTTACCTCGGTATCAAGATAAATGACCTGCTCATACCCTTGTGCGTACAAGAGGCCGGGGAGGTCATTACTATTTGAAAAGGTCAGCTTAATCATTTGTGATGTCTGTTAAGAAGTAAGTGCCGCAAGGATCTGCATCATCCCACTCAAGTTCGTAAAGCCAAGTCTGAGAACCGCAATCGCTGTTGACTGTGATGCGAATTTCGGCAGTCTCAAGTGACTTCAGAAGAGCAAAGGTTGTGCCTGTGGCGAAGCTAGACCCTGTGTTGTATTCGTTCAGTATTGAGTTGACACCTTTGCCGGTTCGGCCTTCTGTGGTAAAGGTGAACCTTACTCCATCGCCTCCAATAACTGGTTCAAGAGCGCAGCCTGTGATTTCCAGCTTGTGGTAAATCTCATCACAGATGGAATCCAAGTTCATTACCTCGCTGTAATAGTCAACACCGTTGACGGTCAGAATCAAGTAATAGTTGCCGCAATCAAAGTCTTCCTCCCAAATCACATCACCGTTATAAGTCAAGAACTGAGGCCCTGTCTCGGTGGTGCAATGCTTTGTCAGGTAAGTTGATGGCAAGGCAACAACTGTGTCCGGTTCGCAGAGATTGACGTATGACCAGCTGAATGTCGCGATGGGTATCTGACTGATGAACTGAAAAGGAAGGAAGGAATACCGAGGGCATGGCAAACCGAACTGAGAACTGATATCTTCCCTCCGCCCGATTTGGTTTTCAAGCTTCTCAAAGAATGGAAGGATGTTGCCTGTGTTTAGCTGATATATCATGAGTGCATCAATTCAATCGTGAGTGCTTCGGTCTTTGTGGAGTATTGCGCTGCCTTAATCTTACCCCAACCGTATTGGCTCTTAATCAATTCATCAACGTTTAAAGTCAAAAGTTCGTTGCAGCACATTTGGAAAGTGATTGGTGTTTGGGCTTTGGCCCTGACGGTTGTCTCAAAGGTTGTGTCCACTTGGTTCATTTCACCGTCAAGAAATACCCGGTCGTGCCTCCAGTAGTTTTCGTGCAAGTTCGGGAAAGATAGATGGCCGTTGAACTGAGGCCCGAGCACATCAAAAGGAGCTTGAATAGTCTCTTTGACTATGTAATAAAGTGAATTGTACTCGGCAACATTGGATAAGAAAAAGCCATCATCGTCGACATCGTCAGGAAAGTCAAGGCAGAAGTTAAGGTCTGTGTTTATGAGGGTTGCCTGGTACTGCTTCGCTCTCGTCTCAGGATCAACACAGAATGAATTGTAAAGGATGTCAAAGCCGTTAAAGCTGGGGCTGACTCGTTCCATCCACTCAAATTTCTCGACATTGGTGAAAAGACTATCATCATATGAATACCTGCGAGTTCCTTCAAGATATTCTAATTTCGAGACAGTCAAGTCAAGGCCGTTGGATTCCGTGAAGTAGCTGACATGCTCAATCCTTAGCGTGGTGCCATCAATCGCCATGCGGACATTGAATATATCCCTCAAGTTCTGATATAAGTCATCAAACGAGATGCGGAGCTTGGTGGCATTGTTGTTTGCTCCGAATCGCTTGATATCTGACTTTTGCCAGATGGCCAACTTGTCAAGTTTAGCTATTGCGGTGGTGTATACTGTGTTGGATGGATTGGTTGCGTCTGGGTTGATGGAAAAGAAGTTTGAGACAACTGTCAAGTCTGAACACAACTCAACCACCTTCTCAATTACATCAGAAAGAAAGCGGCCGTTGTCGGCTTCAAATAGGGCATTTCCTTTGACCTCATACTCAAGGTCATACGAGCCGGAGGTAATCACCTCGGACACGAAGCTCAAGTCTATTTCCCGAACCCAATCAGAGCCTTCAGATACCCAACCATCACCAGGAGGCTGAGTGCCGCCTGTGACTTTCTCACGAACAAAGTACCAACCCTCCTGCCATTCAACTCCGACCAAGTTGGCCGTGTAGTTGATAAGATTCCAAGCCGATCCAGTCAGCGCTGGCGGAATGTAGAGCTCACCGAGACGCGTGGTATTTGATTCTGCAAATGGGCCGACCTGTTCAATCTCTCCGATGAAATTCTTGACTGTTACCTCGGGAGTGACGCCATTGAACTCGACAACTTCGTCCTTATTCGCAATCAAACAGGTATATTCATCATTCGTAGTCACCGGAATGGTCACCGTGCAATTATCCTCATCCCATTGCGCTTTGGTCATTACCAGAAGACCAGTCAGCACAGTGGTGGCTGGATTCGTGCAGGTACTCTTTATTTCAATGGTAATCTCATCGCATCGGTCAGATCCATCTTCGATTGCTTTCAGATAGTCGTAGTCGGTGATGCTTCGCTTTGAATTGTTGACGAAGACCAAACCATTCGCCACAGATTGACGGTAGTATTCCTCCTCATCTTGCAGCTGCCATTGAATCTCCAAGTCATCAACAGCCGGAAACACTTGAGTGGTCACCGAATTGACAGTTACAAAGAATTGATATTTGTCATTGACATTCATCCTTCTATTTTTTCTATCCGACGCTGGATGTAGGAGCGCGCCTTCTTCAAATCCTCAAGTTCGGTCTCTGCGTTCTTCTTTCCTGCTCGGGATATGTACTTCAAAACATTGAACAGGTACGCATCCTTGTCAAGGCCCCACGCTTCGGCCACATCCCAGACCTCAAAGTCTTGGGCTAAGTAATAGGCAGGGCATGGGTCAAGTCTCTCTGTCATGCTTCAACTGTTTGGTTCTGGTCTGCTTCCACATCCCGACCGAATCGGGCTGCAAGTTCGTCACTAATCCAATCAAGGGAGTGCCGGCAGTTGTAGCCACCCAGGTCGGTCGATGGATTGTAATTCTTTGGCTTGCCTTGAAATGACAAGTTGCGCCATGACTCAACTTCTTCGCGCGTGAACACCTTACCGACTCGAGCGGAGCAGAATGGTCTGGTCTCGCTCATCGTGGTGCCTGAGTAGACGGCATAGTTCAGATTAAGCTGGTCGGCATATTCTTTTGAGATAGACCGGTCGTATTGCTGAAAGAGGTCAAAGGTATTCGTGTAAAAGTGGCGCTCAGCAAGACCGAGACCTTGAGGATTGGTGAATACTGATTTGAAGTTAGACTGAAATTCACTCAGGCCCATGCGAGCCCCAAGTGAGCGGTTGATGGCAGAGCCTACTACCTGGCCGACTTGAGTATTTCGGGCAATGTCATCAAGGTATCCGCCTCGAATCAAATCACCTGTCTCGATATCATAACCAAGTCGCAGCATCACATTCCTCTTGGCGATTTGCTCAACCTGTTCGATAGGCCGCGGAGTGAATGACTTAAAGTACAAACGGTTCAAGTCCGCAAGGTTCAAGACCTTTGCTGCTATCCATCGGGCAATCACAGAGCCTTCTTGTGCGAGCGATTCGTCAACTATGCGCCTGACTTGAGTGATGCGTGAGATGTTGCTAACATTGAACACCAAGCGCCCCGCCTCGCTTT